AGGATCGGCTGCCACTCCAGCTTGAACGAAGTATAGTTCTCGCGGATTTCTTTCAAGAGCGACGAGGATGGGCTTTGTTCAAGCATTCGTCGCCCCAAGAATCAAATCATTGTCTGCCATTTGTTTCCAGCGGTCAGCCTCTTCCGCTTTTGGCAAAACGGAAGGATAAAAACTATCAGACACCGTAATCAATCGCTTTGGACAGCGCGGGTCATAGGCATGATGAAATCGCTTACCAGTTGGAATCTTTTGCACGATTTGAATATCGGCTGGAAAGCTAAACACTCGAAACGGCCATACTGGTTGCGCGGCTACTAAAGCCACTCCTCCAATTAGTGTTCCTAAGAATCCGCGTCTAGTGGTGATAGGCATAAGTTTCGCTCGTTACATGCTGGTTCCCACGCCGCGTCGAAGTAAGGCCATGCGCATTCGTGCGCTTGCGCTTCTTACGGCTTAAACCTGCTTCGCTCAGTGCTATCGCTATTGCCTGCTTGCGCGACTTTACGAGCGGACCTTTCTTCGAGCCGCTATGCAACGTACCAGCTTTAAACTTATGCATCTCTTGCTTCACGCCGGCACGGCCGGGCTTAACGGGCATTAGTTCACATACTCCTTCTGCTCTTCGCGCGGCGGCATCGATACATTTGCCGTGAACATCACTCTTCCATTGCATCGCAGCACCGCTTGCGTTCCCGTAGCGGGCCTAAAACCGATGCGCTCAATAGCTTTCTCAATCTTCTTCGCCGCGCGCGCCAAGATCGCTACTTGATTGACAGTAGGGTTCAGCATACGACTTGCCCGCCAGCAAACTTCTTCATCGCTTCCATCGTCAAACGCTTCTCAAGCCCGTGCGTATAGGCTTCGAACATCGCGTCAAGAACCATCTTCCGTAAGTGATCGTGTTTGTTGACGCAATTCTTACAGACCATTGCGTCTTGAAAAATCTTCTTGTGCCGGTAGCCGACTTTCTTGCCTTGCAGCGGCGGCCCGCTGCACTCGCTGCACTTCATCGGCAGTTCATCGCGCGGAATCCAGCGCTTGCAGTCGAAGCAACGCCAGAGCGGAGCTTGCGTACGCAAACGGCGCAGCTCATCCCGCCAATGATGCTGCATCATTGCGAGGAACTCAGAAGGCTCTGGGGCGCTGCGGGACATTGTTTTAGCTTCTTCGAGCTACAGGAACTTTGTTTGCATCTCGCGCCGCTTGCTGCGCGGCTTCCAGCTTCGCAACAGTAGCTTCAAGCTTCGCTACTCGCTGCTCGATAGTCTGCGGCGCTGCTGGCTCAGGCCGCGGCACAACTCCATGCACGTGCTGCGCTACGTGTTCTGAATCGCCCTTACTCATTTCATCCTCCGAACTTTGCGCCGCTGAAGTTTCTTTTTCAGTTCGGCGATTATTTCATCGATTGAAAACCACTTAGTACCCATTACGCTTCCTTCCCTATCTCGAATAAATCGCAACAATACTCATCTACCGGTAAAGGAATAACTTCAGAGCCGTTCCATTTAACGAAGATCGTATTAGTGCAATTTCCTTCCTCAACATACTTGCACTTCGCGCAATCGGAACCACCTTCGGGAACGCGCATCCCAAGCTTGTGCGTCGCCGGATACTTGACAGCAGACTGCTTATGAACAACTTTCTTCTCTGCTCCGTAGCTCGGCACACACTCACTCCCCCGCTAATTACTCTTCGTCGCCTTCTTTTTCTTCCGCATTTTCAGTCTTTGATTTGCCAGGCATGGAAATTCCCAAATGATGCTCGATATGCGCCGCGAGCTTGTGGCCTTCACCGTCGCCAAAGACGTGCGGCTCCGGTTTATGCTCGTACGCCGTGAAGTGATGTTCGGCAATCACGCCGCCATTCTCAGCTTCGCGCATCTCGATATGCGAAAGCTCTTTCGCGGGCTTGCGATGTACTGGCGGTCCTTGTGTTGCTACTTCTTTTAATGCGCCATGAGATGCCATATATACTACCTCCCTAACACCCGATTCGCTTTCGCCCTGATCCGTGCTGCGCTCGACGCGCTTAACTTGCCACGCTTGACCATCTGCGTTGCACGAGCCTTTGCATTCGCAGCATGCGAGCGGTCGGGCATCGGATACTTCCTCACGCCGGGCAAGCCAAACGTGCTCGACTTCAGCTTATTGCGACGCGCGGCTCTTAACTTAGCCATACTACCCCCACCGTATCCCACGAGAGACAGTCGAAGGCTGCGGCTTTACTTTTGGCTGCTGCTCTTCACGTATCATCGTCGCGAGGGTTCTGAATGCATCTGCGTCATGCGACGCCCAATCGTGCAGCGGCTTGCGCGAATACGTCCGCAAATCTTTGTCATACTCATACTGATAACAGCGCAAACCGCGAAGCCCAACAATCTGCTTCGTTACTGGCAATGTGAAGTTGCAGCGATCATTGTCGAAATAACACTTCGAGAAGATCGCCCGAACTGCTGCGATACCATCTTCAACGCTTAATTGACGCGCGCACCTGACTCGCTCTTTCCCGAAGATCGCTTGAAGCTGCTCCTGGATCGACCGCCCACTGCCCAACTCTTTCGCCGCTCCATCCCACGGCAGCGTATGCATCCCGTAATGATACTCACGTTCTTGTAGCTGCTTGACGTAAAACGCGAGCGATTCAAGCTCACCGGCAACGTAATCGACGATGCGATACTCCATCGGGAATGATTGCGCGAACCAAATGCGCGTATGCGCCGGGCCAATGTCCCAAAACGTGTTAACTGGCTTCGTCGAGTCGTACGGCACACGGCCCGTAAGCCGCCCTTGCGATTCCGCAGACTGAAGCTCTTTCTTATAAATCGCGCCTTCTACCGTACTACGTGTAGTGCCGCCATAGATGTGCTGGCACTCATCTGGATCGCGGCGTAGCAAATCTTCACGGTCTTTCTTTAGCACTTCAGGGAAAAACGGATTGTCATGCCAGTTGATAAACGCGACTTGAGAATCCTGCGGGCGGTTAGCTTCAACTGCGAAGAGCTTGTAAATCTCGTCATCTTCGAACTCGGGATTAAAGTCAAACCATAACTCGCTGCCGTATTTCTTGTCGCCGATCACAATATCGCGCCGTAGCGTCGGGAACACAACATTCAGCGAGTGCTTACTCATCGCTTCAGCTTGCGAACCCCACGCGATATGCACGCCTTCATACGACTTCAAGTTATCAACGCTCTGCCTGACGCCGGCAAAGAAAAATTCTGTGCCGTTCGCGCCAATGATATTCTTTTGCTGAATACGGTAGAAATCACCGAGCCGCAACAGCCTAATCTGATCAGTCAAAAGCTGATGTACGGACTCTTCGATACTCCGCATTGTTTCGCGATAGCAAAGAATACGTACGCCGTCAGCACCGTACTGCTCTGACCAGCCAGGCCACAGAAGGTCTGGTTGCTTGCCAATCAATAACAACGCTCGCGCGATGCTCCATGACTTTGCGCTACCGCGGCCACCATACGGTGCCTTGTAACGCGATGGAGTAAAAAGAAATTTCAGCTTAGGCGGGAACCATACATCAAGATTCATCTGATTTCTTCCCGTCACCGAAACGGATCGTATGGGCGACGCCGATATCGCCGCTAAGCTCGACGTGCTGCTGAGGCTGCCCGTAACGATACTCAAGCAAGCGAAGTAACACACGAGCCTCGGTCCCAACATCCAATGGTTTATTAAGAAGATCGACGAGCTTTTTAACCGGATCGACTTTAGCAAAGACTGCATCAAGAAGATCACGTACTTCAGGTGTCGACCTATTCGGTACGCCAGGCTTACGGCCTGCCCCATCACGTCTCCCGCCAGCAGGCATTTTGACTTCCTGAAAAAATTTGATTCATTTTCAAAATAATAGCGGGCACCATACTCGTGGGGCGAGCTACGATGCCTATGAAGACAACTTCGCGCTGACCGTCCTGAACAGCGCGAGTTGTGAGTTGAAGAGTCACGCTAAGACGAGAGTAAGCGCTAAACGTTCGAAGTTTGTCTAGCCAATTCTAGAGGCCTCGCGCGCGATAACGCGCTATACTCTTGTACTCTTACCAATAACTACTACATATATAAGGGCTTATAGTAAGAATACACAGCGTACCCTTAAACGTACTCTTGTACTCTTGGCTCTTGTACTCTTGGCTTGTACTCTTAAACGTACTCTTAGATAAGTAGTTTAGTTTCTATGAGTTATAGTAAGAGTACAAGAGTACGCTTAGGGAGTAGGACGACTCGCGGGTTACTTAGAAAAAGTTCTTTACTTGCTATAGAAAGTGTATATACTCGAACCGCTTTTCTGAGGGTGTAAACGTGTTCCCGAACGAATTAACTGTCGCCGAAGCGATCCGCTTCAGTGCGTACACGCGCTGCCATCTCTATAATCTAATCACGGCTGGTAAGCTGAAGAACCGCAAAGGGAAGATGCGGGCCGGACCTATCATCATATTGATCGACCGCTTGTCGCTGGAAGAATACATGCGCGAACAGGGGCGTCCGGTCAATGGCGAAGCAACTATCAATCGTTGATGTAGCGCTCGGTTACGCGCAGCGCGGCTGGCGCGTTGTGCCGCTTAGCGGTAAAGTTCCGCTCATTAAGGAGTGGACCGCGAACGCTTCGGTGGACGTTGACGTAATCCACGATTGGTTCCGCGAATATCCCGATGCGAACATCGGCATAGCGACAGGCGAGAAGAGTGGCATCTTCGTTCTCGACGTTGACGGTGAGAAAGGCGAATCGTCGCTCATCGATCTCGAAACGACGTTCGGCAAGCTCCCCCAGACATATGAAGTCGAAACATCGCGCGGTCGGCATTTATATTTCGCGCAGCCAGCGGGGATAAGGACTAAATCACAAGCCAGCGGCGAGATCGGCTCGAAGCTCGACGTGCGCGGTGATGGCGGGCAAGTTGTAGCACCGCCGAGCATTCACCCGGAAACGAAGCGCCAATACAAGATACGGCGAGAGATGCAGCCCGCCGTCGCCCCTAAGTGGCTGCTTGATCTCGTCAACGTTGCGCACCGCAAAGCAGCTCTAAATGATAACCAGATACCGGAGAAGGTGCGTAGCGGGAAGCGCAACGCGGAGATGACGCGCATCGCCGGCAAGTTGCGGCGCATCGGTTTGCAGCCGGAAGAAATGTACCGCGCGATGCTGCAAATAAACATGGATAGATTCATTCCACCGTTGAAAGACGATGAAGTCAGAACGATAGCTAAATCAATCGGAGCGAAAGACCCGGCGCGCGTGCTTGTTGATGGACGCTTGAACGAAGCCGAGTTCGTCGTCAGTGCCGCGAGTGACGGTAAAGACGAGCCAACGACGTGGCGCTGGCCGCTATTCCTACCGCGCGGGATGCTAATAGGCTGGGGCGGCGACCCTGGCCTCGGCAAAAGCACAATGGCTTACACGGTCGCAGCGGCGTTGAGTAGGGGCGAGCTGTTGCCGGGAGATGATGGACTTGAGCAGTACGAGCCGTCGAACGTCATTATCTTGAGCGCCGAGGATGATATTAACAAGACGATCAAGCCGCGTCTCCGCGTCGCTGGCGCAGACATGAAATACGTGAGGATAATCTCCGCATTGACGAGCGTAGCGCAGCCAGTTTCCTTCCCGCAGCACTTGATGCAGTTCGCGGAGATTATCCGCGAGACGCACGCGACACTTGCGATAATCGACCCGCTCGATGCCTTCCTTGGTGAAGATATCGATTCTCACAAGAACGCAGAAGTCCGAAGAGCGATCATGCCACTCGCGCAGATTGCTGAGAACACAGATGCGACGATCATCATGCTCGGACATTTGAACAAAGCGACGCAAGCATCGACGATGTACCGCTTCGGAGGCTCGATTGCGTTTACTGCTGCGCCGCGAGCTTGCTTCGCTTTCGCGCGCAGCGAAGATGGTACTGTCGGCCATTGCATCTTTGCGTGCGTCAAGACGAACATTGGCAGGATGCCAAAGAGCTTGATGTATGAGATCGTCGAGCAGCAGGTCGAAGGCGTCGGCGGAGTCGCAAAAATCCACTGGCTTGGTGAGACGGAAGAAACCGCCGAATCCGCGTTAAGTGGCAATGGGAGTGGGAAGTCTGGCGCGCTTCAAGCCGCGAAGGATTACTTGCGCGAGGCACTAAAAGATGGGCCGCAATTATCAGCCCTAATCGAAAAAGAATGCCTAGAGCAAGGCATTTGCAAGACGATGACGCTGAAGAGCGCCCGCAAAGAAATCACGAAAGCATGGCGTAAGGATAATAAGTGGTACGTAGCGCTGAAAATATTTGATTGGAGCACGTGGCGACAAGAACGTGAGCCAGGAGAAGACGAGAATGAAAACACCTGAACAGATAAGAAACCAAGCTGAGAATAGTACGTTTAACGACAGTGATGCCGAGTATTGGCTTCGTGAGATTGCCGCGCAACTCGCGGAATTAAATCTGTATCTCCGTGATATAAAGGAATCGATTAAAAGGGGAATTATATACATTAGTCCCTTTTCTTTTTTCGCTTCTTACGGCGAGCGCGTTTTTTCGCCGCCTTCGTTTTGGGTTTAGGACGGTATGACAGCACAACGTCGGTCACGCGGTCTAAGAGAAAGAGTGGATGGCTCATGCTGTGAGCCTTTCGTAAGTGAGCCGCTTTCCTGCTACCGCGTCCACGAAAGAGTCGAGGCGCTGGAGCGTGTGGCGAGCGACGTTGCCCTGATTCAGCCGGAACGTAAATTCGTCAACGTAGCGAGCAAGATGCTTTTTGCTGACCTGGTGGTAGACACCGTGCAATCCACGCTTGAGGACTGCCCAGACGCTCTCAATGCTGTTTGTGGTGGCGTTCCCGCGAACGTACTCACCCGCAGAGTGGTTAACGCGCTCTTGGCGAAAGAACAGACCGTCCAGGTCGTTGTAGGCTCCATGCTCATCGGTGAAGAGAGTCGAGCCGACTTCGACGTGGCGGTGAATGGCGTTCTGGATTTCCTCCATGCTGACAGACTTGAGGGGCATCGCCTTCGTTCGCCCGCCGCGCTCTCGCATTCCGAGTACCGGAGTTTTGCCAACCGAGCCGCGTCCGAGATTCTGTTTGTCGGCCTCATGCTTGTTGATTTCCAGGCCGCCGATGAAAGTCTCGTCGATCTCGACGGAGCCGCGCAATTTGTCCAGTTCCTTACCGCACGCTTCGCGGAGACGGTGAAGGACGAACCACGCAGACTTTTGAGTGATGCCAATTTCCTTCGCCAGTTGCATCGAAGAGATTCCCTTCCGCGCGGTAACGAGCAGGTACATGGCATAGAGCCACTTGTGAAGGGGCACATGCGACCGCTCGAAAATAGTTCCTGTCCGCACCGTGAAGTCCAGTTTGCAGGCGTTGCAGCGGTAGTAGCCGTCCTTGCGGACAGTAATTCGCTCCATACCCTTGCACTCCGGGCAGGTGACGCCATTTGGCCAGAGACGGCCTTCGAGATACACGCGAGCCGATGCTTCATCGGGGTACATCTCGAAGAGTTTGAAGGTGCTAATTGTTGAGCGACTCACATAGACTCCATGCAGGATGGGCAATAATCAGCGCCGTTCACTCGGCCCCATCCGGCTTTCTTGGCGGCTTTTCTCAACTGTCGAACGGTCTGCGGGGCGACGTATTCCCCCTGCAATTCATTCACTCCACGGTCAAGGGCAGGGAACGTCACATCCCCGAAGCCGTGGTCGTTTTCGCAGAAAATTACTATCGCTCGGCGAATCATCATGCACGTCCCATCGAAACGAAATTGCCAGTTGATTCATCGAAAGGGTGAAAATCGTGTCTGTCTTTAACGTAATCTTTGAGCACGTCAGCATTCGTCGAGGGGAACGGCTCGGCATAAGAGCAGGCAAACAGCCTGCCATTTACTTCCACTACGCCAAGTTTGTGCGAGGATGGCGCGAACGGAGCGGGGCGAATCGAAACATGCTCAACCCCTTTCGTACCCTTGAAAACGTGGTAGGTACAGGAACGGCCAAGGCAACCGCCTCTACTAGCCATGCCCTGGTGTCGAATCCGGGCACATCCGCAATGCATACAAAGCTCTCTGAGTTCTTCATTGGTGGGTTGAGTTCTCATATCCGCTTACCTCCCATGCTCAGAGTGTACATAACTCCCCCGGTCTTGTCAAGCACTATTTTAGGGAGGCAGGTATATAAGTCCCTTTACTTATGGGGAACGGCTGTACCACTACTGCCACAGAACATCAAGAAAAACTTTCGCGGGAACGGAGTGATGCTGACGAAAGAATTTCTTGCAGCATCTATCGCTGAACGTCGATTGTTGCGCAATGAATTCAATCGCAAGTATCCAAGCGATAAGAGGAAAGCGGCCGCACTAGCAGCCACCATTCCTCCTGAACTGGCGAACTGCGTCGTGGATTATGCCGAGCGATTACTGGAGCAGCGAGCGGTGACGCATGTTTGAGCCATTATATTCTCCTCAAGGCGGTCCCCCTTTGGGCTTCCGCTGCAAGGTCAAGACGCAGCAGGACGGCGCGCTGCGCTACTGCAACCGCGTCGTGCGGACGGAGCGGGGAATCGCGATGCATTGCAAGCGCGTGCACAAGATAGTCACGCAGATGGAGCTGTTCGATGCTGAAGAAACGCAACGAGAAGCAAACGAACTACAACCTGTTCGAGCCAACGTCATCAAGCGACGCTCGCGCGACGGAGACGCAGGAATCTTCAGAGAGTTCACAGATGAAGAATTCAAGTATTGACCCAACCGCTTGTCCCAAGTGCGGCGGCAAGAGCCTCAAGAGCGTGCGCCCCATCGAGGAAGGCGGCAGCCACTATTGCCCGCAATGCCCCAGCGAAACGGGCGCGGGATGCTTGTACTTTATGCCGGGAGAGCAGCGATGAAGCCGTATTACAGCGAAAAGGGCATCGAGATTTACAACGCGGATTGCCGGGAAGTGCTGCCGGAACTCGGCATCTATGATTTGTGCCTGACGGACCCGCCGTATGGCATCGGCACCTGGCACAACACTGGCGGAAACTCAATCACAAAGGAACAAGCACGAGATATAAACAAATGGGATGTTGCCCCCAATGAAGAAACTTTTAAGTTGTGTTTACGCTCCTGTGTTCATGCAGTGATTTGGGGTGGAAATTATTTCGGAGATGTTCTTGGCTCTTGTAAGTCACCATTGATTTGGGACAAAGGATTGCGTGGCCTGCACCTCGCGGACGGAGAAATCGCTTGGACGAATTTTGATTTCGGTACGGTGCGGATACTCACGTTCTCGCCGAACGGCAGCGATAACTTCGGAAACAAGTATCATCCAACCCAGAAGCCGATACGACTTATGAAATGGTGTATAGGTTTTCTTCCGCAGATTAAAACGATGTTGGACCCGTTCTGTGGGAGTGGTTCTACTCTTGTCGCCGCAAAGCAAATGGGCAAAAGTTGCGTGGGGATAGAGGTTGAGGAAAAATACGTGGAGATAACCGCCAACCGCTTGCGGCAGAGCGTGATGGAGTTCTAAGTAACTCACTATAAAGGATTTAAAAATATTTGTGCCATGATACGATTTCACTTGACAAATAGAGAGAGAAGATAGAGACTTGCACTATTATGAGAAGCAAGCAAGCCATTGAGATCGCGAAAGGACTGAACACTCAAACGCACGGCGATACCAAGACCGCACGCTGCCCCGAGTGCAAGAGTGTGATGAGTTACTTCCGCATTCGCTCAAAAAGCTACGTTTGCCGTTCTTGCGGTAACGAATGGAAGAAATCGTGATTTGCCGTTGCGGCCACGAAGAAGAACTTCACGCGAGGGGGCGCGAAGCGAAATCCGGACCGGTATTAAGATTAGGTTGTACGTTCTCCGATCTGAAGACTTTCAAGTTTTGCAGTTGCAATCGGTTCCATGAAGCAAAATCACAAGAGGAGATAATGATGGCAAAAGAAAAGAAGGTCCACAAGCCGAAAGGCGAAGGCCGCATTCCGACGCTAGCGCCATATGCGGAGATTCTCGCTGGCAAGACCATTTACATGAATCATGGTGGTAAAGAGCACAGTGCAAGCGTGCTCACTTCCGGCGTGATTCGGATGAACGACAAGGACTACACCAGTCCGTCGAGCGCAGGCAGTGCGATTCTCGGCAAGGACAAGAAAGGCAATCCGCGCCAGGTGGATGGCTGGAAGAGCTGGTACTTCAACAAGGACGGCTCCCGCGTGATGTTGAACACATTGCGAGGATCAAAGAGTCCGCTGGCGTTGGAGGCTCCCAAGCCTCGCAAAGCCAAGAGCGCGAAGGCCAATGGTCCCGCGAAGCCTAAGCGTGCCCGTAAGGCCGCGAAGCCCAAAGCGAACCACGCGCCCGCGCGCGAAGCCGACGTGAGCGATAGGGATGTACCGCAGGATGGGGCGACGGCGTAGAGCCGCCGTCTGAAGCATCGCACCGAATCGCTCGTAAGCGTTTATGGGCTGAGGTACATACTAGGCGGTGCTTCAGAGGACGGCTCCACGCAGACCGGTATGTGTCAGGAGGGAACGATGGAACGGTTAATCTCATTTCATGGAAAGCAAGAGATCAAGGATTTTTACTTGAATCGCGTAAGGAATCACATCCTTAATGATGAGCTTATTCATGGAGTCTATTGGGAGAATGGCAAGGGATGTGGAATCGGTTGCACGGTGCACAGCGATTCGCATGCAGCGTATGAGCGAGAGCTTGGCATCCCGCGCTTGCTTGCGCGACTTGAAGATGGAATCTTCGAAGGAATGGCGAATGGTCGCTCAAAACAATGGCCTGAGCAGTTCCTTTCGGCGATAGAAGTCGGACGCGATCTCTCGCTTGTCTGGCCGCACTTCGCTGTTTGGCTGATGATCGATAAGAAGTGGGGAGTCTTGCAGTATGCGAAAAGCGCTGCGTCGAAAAGGGCGATTCAAGATGTTGCTGATGCTTATCAATCTATAGTAAATGGCAAGAAGAAAGAAATTGATTGGCATGCATTGAAAAACGCCGCCGCCGCCGCCACCGCCGCCGCCGACGCCGCCACCGACGCCGCCGCCGCCGCCGCCGCCACCGTCGCCGCCGGCGTCGCCACCAACGCCGCCGCACA